TGACGCCATTCTTCCAATTGAGATCTTGATAGTAGGTTGTGCATTTCGCCCTCCGAAAAAAAGTGATTCATAATATAGGAGGATTTCACTTCATATTCAATTTCCAAATTCTGTATTATTTAGCACACTTTGTGTTAGTTTACTAACATTTATTGCAATTTTACAAAAAGACAAAAAAAGAGAGGGTTTGTAACCCTCTCTGTTAAGTAAGTTATCACTTAGTGTAAGTCTTACCACGATAACAGAATGTACCGTGCGACTCTTTACTTTCTACACAACGAGTATCATACTTAACACCACGATATGAGGTGTGGGTAATCTGTGCGTTGTGAAGTGCAGATGCTTTGTTGATCTGCTTCTTGATTAAATTAAGTGTGTTCATGATTGTTACTCCTGAAGTTGGGTGAAAATTAACCTTCTCAGCTTTCGCCGGATCCGTTTTTTCCCGTTCCTTCAGTCGTTTGCGTCCCATGGGTAGCAATCAGGGGTTGATTCCTTCATGACCTCAATCAATTCCACCTTATATTCGGGGGGAATATTCTCGTTTGTCCTCATCCGAAGCATAACTGCATCAGCTTGAGCACATGTGAGTGATGAATAGAATAATAATTCTAACATGGGATGAACGGCTCCGTTCCGCGACTTACTTGCGTCCGATCTCTCGGATGAACGACAGGTCTATTATAGACCTCATACATTATTTAGTCAAGTGCCTTGATTCATTGACTACTATAAAAAAACTTAACGCGAGAAAATTTTGCCGGAGTTTTTTGCGCCCAATTTTGGAATTGATTAATCAAATCCGCCACCCTTTCCATTATCAGAATACGTCTGACCTCTACCTTTACTGGTTAGAAAGTTATCAAGACCTGTTTGATAATCAACACGGTCTTGAGCATAGTGAGATTCACCGTCAGTTTCTTCTTTTAATGCATCAGGATTCTTTTCATAGTAATCATCTAGTTCTTCATGATATTCATCTAACAATTCTTCTACAATCGTTTTCTCTCCATCAAGACGCTTTACTTCATGCAATGGAGAGTTCATAAATTTTCTAATACGCTTATATTTTTTCATCAACTTATCAATTTCATCTTCATTGATAATCTTTGTCTTAGATTTTTTCTTCGGTTGACTTCCAAATCCACTCATTTCTTTTTACCTCCCTTAGGTTGAATACCCCACAGTTTTGGACTAATCCTACCTTCTGTTTGGGTCATGTTTTTAAAGTCACGACGATAATTATCCCAATAGTGATCAAAAATATCTGATTGCTTGTTAGCCATAACGATATCATAACAGGTAATTGCATCTTGCAAATACTCTACTAGGTATGAATTAGTAGGAAGAGTGCGATCTTCAGATAGACTGGGATCGCACGTTTGATGAATCATTTTAATTTTCAACTACGACCTCCCCAGGTAATGTCCGAATATGCATCGGATACAAGTGCTTTTGTAATTTTATATCTCTCGCCAAGTCTCTTGTCTTTAATCAAGGCAACAATTTCCGCTTCGCGTGGGTGAAGACCTTCAAGAATATTGATGAACATCAACTCACGTTTGATAGAATTTAGAGAAGCATTACCACCCTGAATAAAATTATAGAACTTATTATATTCGTTTGCAATAGAAGATTTTTGTGCTTTTAAATCTTCTTCAGTACCATTATAAGAAATAGAATCACGCTTACTTCTGTTTGCAATCTTTTGAGACAAATTTCCAGAAGAAGATCCATCTTCTACAAGATTGCCGTAAGGAACATCTCCTACAGGGAGGAGAGAAATAACAGTATCATCAAAGTTCCAAATAAGAACTGATTTAATATGAACTGATTCGTACTTTTTAAGTACTTCAATTTTTTTAGCCTTGGACCTTTGCTTATCTACAAGGTCCAAGACTTCAAATACAAATGGATTTGGGGGCAAATCAAGATTCACCTTCGTCTTCTTCGTCGTCGAACTCGTCATAACCGTTTTCAAATCGTACTGCTAAAATTTCATCAGGTAGAACATTACCATTTTCGTCAAACATTTCGGGATGCATATAGACGGGTTGTGTTTGTAACACATGTTCCTTTGCTAACCATCCTACCACACCTCCTACAAAAAAGAACATTATTGATACGAGTGTACTGATGGTTAGAGTTACTGCTAACATTGTTCTAGTCCCCGAGATTTACTTCTTTTTATAATCAAAATAGAACTCAAAGTGGAAATCTATCTCTCGTTTGAAAAGAGATAGCACATTACCGAAAATTACATGGAATTTTTTTGGTTCTGGTTCTTCCTCCCTTCCTTCTTGTCTTAACATCAGCTCAAATCCTCGGTTGATACCGAGATCTGAACTATTTAGATTGTTTTTTTCGTCTTCCGGGTCTTCTATCATAATGATACTGCCTCGCATCGTCAATAATTTTTTGAAGATAAGTCTTCACTTTTCTTGCTTCTGGTTTTCCTAAAAAACCATATGCTTCTTTGAGAGTTTTATGTTGTCGATCTTGACCACCTTTAAGATATTCGGTTAGGTCATCAACGGTTTCCTCAATATTTTTTACTGTTGAACTTTCTAAAAATTGTTGAACATCAATTCTTTTATACTTCTTATGTTTCAGATAAGTATAAAAACTTTTGAGAGGAAATTTATGACTAAACGAATAGTCAACCGCCTTTTCTACGATGTCGTAGATTTCTTCATCCATTTGCTCTACCACTAGACTAAATTGTTCTCCTTTAGATATCTTGCAGTTTCCATGCATCCACCTAAGTGCTTCATGTTAAGCACAATTTGTGGGAATGTAGATCCCTCTCCAAATTCTTTATAAAAATCGTCACGTTGAAACTCTCGACCTAATTTATATACAACGTGTTTCTGTTCAGATCTTTGCATCAACTGAACAATTTTGGTGCAATAGGGACAACCATCCCGAGAGTAAATAATAAAAGTTCCCATTAAAGATTCTCCTCTTGTTCGGCAATAATTAGACAATCCGACTCTGGATAGGTAACACATAGAAGAGCAAACCCATCTTCCAGTTGATCGTCATCAAGAAATGTTTGATCGCTATTATCAACTTCTCCCTCAAGAACTTTACCACAGCAGGAAGAACATGCACCTGCTCGGCAAGAATAAGGAAGATCAACGCCCTGCTCTTCAGCAGCATCAAGGATGTATTGATCATCTTCGCAAGTGATTGTTTGTTCTCCATCAGAACTTTGAATAGTAATGTTGTATGTAGCCATTTTTGTTTCTTTGCTGTTTTATATATTACTTTTTAATGTTCGCTGCGTCACGTTCAAAGATTTCCATACCTTTGTCGGTCAGGATATGGTCATACATTTGCTCCAGAATACTAGGAGGCATCGTTGCAATCTCAGCACCATTATACCAAGAACGAATTGCTCTTTGGACATTGCGGATTGAAGCAGCAAGAACTTGTGTTCTAATTCCATGAATACGATAGAGTTCGGAAATAGATCGAACAACTTCTAGACCCGCCACAGATTGATCGTCAAGGCGTCCTACGAAGGGTGAAACATATGTTGCCCCAGCCTTTGCTGCTAGGACCGCCTGAGAGGCGCAGAAGATCAATGTGACGTTTACCTTAATACCTTGCTCAGAAAGACGTTTACAAACGATCAGACCCTCGCGTGTGCAAGGAACTTTGATGGTAGCGACATTACCAAACTTTTCATAAAGACGAATACCTTCATCATACATCTCAAGATCAGAACCCATGACTTCCATACTGATATCTGGAACACCAATGTCTTTGATCTCTTGATAAACCTCCTCAGGATTACGACCACTTTTCATGATCAAAGATGGATTTGTTGTTACACCATCAACTAGTCCTGTGCTGAAATATTTTGAGATTAGTTCAGTGTCCGCTGTGTCTAGAAAAATTTTCATGGTTTTTTAAATAATCTTTTTCTGATTTATACAATAGTTTATGATCTTTATCACGATATATTTGAACACCACGATAAAGATCTGGAATCAACCACTGATCGATTCGATAACAGTATTTCCAATTAACTGGTTGAATGCAATTCATCACTACAACCGTCCAAAATGCCGTTAAGTAATTAATCAGTGTGTACATTTTACTGTATAAACCCCTCTTTTTCAAGGTACTCTCTAGTCAGGGGTGTCGGCTCATAGACCTCCCACATTTTACCACCAGCACAAGCATCCAATGCTGCTGCAGTCATGCCTTCAGTGCGACCAGCCCAACCTGCTTCTGCTTCCCAAGGTAATGCTGACTTAGGGTATGTACGCTCTGCTAATACACGCCAGATCATTGGAACTTCATCCTCTGGCATAATAATAGCAATGAGTGAGTTATCAATCGTACCCGCCATACAATCCTGAGCAGCATGCCAACCTTCATGGCGCATAA